GCGCAGTGAGCAACTTCTATGCCGCAGCTGGCTGCGCGATGGCGAAGTGTTCTGGCAGTACTTGGAAGGCGAGGTGCCATACCTCACCCATGCCACGCCGGTGCCGTTCTCGCTGGAGCTGATGGAAAGCGACGTGGTGCCGCTGGACCAGTTCGACCTGGGCCGGAACGTCTTCCAGGGCATCCGCCGCAACGCGTGGGGCCGGCCCGTTTCCTATTTCGTCTACAAGTCGCACCCGGGCGACATCGCCACCGGCTTCGTGCCGGCGATGAAGGAAGTGTCCACCGATCGCATCGGCCACCTCAAGCTGGTCGACCGCATCGGCCAGCTGCGTGGCGTCAGCATGTTCGCGTCCGTGCTCACCCGGCTGGATGACCTGAAAGACTACGAAGAGTCCGAGCGCATCGCCGCCAAGGTGGCTGCCAGCATGGCTGCCTACATCAAGAAGGGCGCGCCCGAAGACTACGCGCCGCCCACCGACAGTGCGGGCAACCCGCTGCCGCGGCGCGAGATGACCTTCCAGGCCGGCATGGTGTTCGACGACCTGAACATCGGCGAAGACGTCGGCACCATCGACAGCAAGCGGCCCAACCCCAACGCCATCCCCTGGCGCGAAGGCCAGCTCAAGGCGGTCGCCGCCGGTGCGGACGTGGGCTACAGCTCCATCAGCCGCAACTACGACGCCAACTACAGCGCCCAGCGCCAGGAGCTGGTGGAAACGTGGGGCGCGTACGCGCTGCTCAGCAATGCCTTCATCGACCAGTGCAGCCGCGAAGTCTATGAGCGGCAGGTTGCCGCGGCGGTACTCGGCGGGCTGGTCAAGGTTCCACGTGGAATCACCTTCGCCCAGCTCACCAACGCGCTGTACATCGCGCCGCAGATGCCGTGGATCGACCCCAAGAAAGAGGCCGATGCCTTCGGTGTGCTGGAAGACCGCTGCTACATCAGCGGCGCCGAAGTCGTCCGCCGCATGGGCCGCAACCCGCGCGACACGCTGCGCAGCGAGGCGCAGTGGCAGCAGCAGCTGCGCGACGCCGCCGTCGCCAACACCACCACCGTCAAGACTCCCCCGAGTGGCGCCGCGACCCCGGCCGCAGATGTACCTGCGAACGGCGCGGACGCGAACGCCACCACCGCCTAGGAATCCATCGCATGAACCGTATCCGCATCCACCGCCATCTTCTATCCGCCGCCATCGCTGCCAGCGCGCTGTTGCCGCGCTTTGGCGCCTACGCCGCGCCCGCCGACGGCGGCAGCCTTCCGACCATTCGTCCGCTGATGGTGTTGCGGCCTGTGGCGGCCAGCTCCACCGAATATGAGCTGCTGGTCTACGGCGACATCGGCGACAGCTGGTGGGGCGAGTCCGTCACCGCGCTCAGCGTGGTGCAGCAGCTGCAGGCGCTGGATGCTGGCGTCACCCAGATCAACGTGCGCATCAACAGCTACGGCGGTAGCGTCAGCGACGGCATCGCCATCTACAACGCGCTCAAGCGACACAGCGCCAAGAAAGTCGTCACGGTCGACGGCGTGGCCATGTCCAGCGCCAGCCTGATCGCCATGGCCGGCGACGAAATCCAGATGCCGGCCACCTCGCTGCTGATGATCCACGCGCCCTGGGGCATGGCGCAGGGCAACGCCCAGGACATGCGCGTGATGGCGGACGTGCTGGATACCTACGCGAGCGCCATGGCCGGCGCCTACGCCGCCAAGACCGGCAAGCCCACGGCCGACATGCTCGCGCTGCTGGCCGATGGGATCGACCACTACTACACGGGCGAACAGGCTGTGGCCGAAGGCTTCGCCGACACGCTCGTGGATGCCACGGCCGACACCGGGGGCGAGGCGGCGCAGCAGGATGCCGCCGCCCGCGCGGCCGGCGTCGGCCGCATGCTCGACGGCGCCCCGGACAACATCCGCACCCTGGCGATCGCCGCCGCGGCGCGCCACCCCGCAGCCTTGCCCAAGGCCACCCAGCCGCGTCTGCGCGTGCCGGAGGGCATGGACATTCAATCCCTGCAGAACGCGCTGGCATCGGCCAGCGGTCAGCGGGCACTCGTGACCGCACTTACCACGGCCGCATCGGCCAACGATGGAGAACTCACCATGAAGCTTCGCAAGCTGTTCGCCGCCATGGCGACCCTGCGCGACCCCGCCCGCGACCCGGCCGATGGTGGCCATGGTGGCAGCAGCGGCGCCCCCGACACCGCCGCAGTGCACGCAGCCCTGCGCACCCGCAACGACGAAATCCGCGCCGTGCTCGAGCCGTACAAGGCCCGCGCCGGCATCGGCGCGCTGCTGCTGGACTCGCTCACCGACCCGACGGCCACCGTCGACAGCGTGCGCGCGAAGGCGCTGGCGCTGGTCGGCGCCGACACCACGCCGAGCGGCGGCAGCCGCATCGAGATGGGCGCCGACGAAACCGACAAGATCCGCGCCGCCGGCACGGATTACCTGCTGGCCCGCGCCGGCATCCTGAAGGGCGAGGCGGCCGTCAAGGCGCGCCAGGGCAACCCGTTCAACGGCAACACCATGATGGACATGGCGCGCAGCTTCGCGGCGCGTGGTGGCGTGGTGGTGGCGGGCATGAGCCGCGACCAGATCATCGCCTCGGCCATCACCCACAGCACCAGCGATTTCTCCCTCGTGCTGGAGAACGCGCTGCACAAGACCATCGTCAACGCCTACAACCAGCAGGAAAGCACCTGGCGCCAGTTCTGCAGCATCAGCACGCTCAGCGACTTCCGCGCCCACAACCGCTACTACCTTTCCAGCTTCAGCGACCTGAAGCCGGTCAAGGAAAACGGCGAGTACGAAGACGGCACGATCAACGACGCCGAGAAAGAGACGATCACCGGCACCAGCAAGGGCCGGATCATCAACCTGTCGCGCGAGATCATCATCAACGACGACATGGGCGTGTTCTCGCAGATCGCCGTCAAGCTCGGCCAGGCTGCGGCCCGCACGATCGAGAAAGACGTCTACGCGCTGCTGGCCCTCAACAGCGGCGCCGGCCCGACGATGAGCGACGGCAAGGCGCTGTTCCACGTCGACCACGGCAACATCGGCACCGCCGCCGCGCCCACCGTGGCCGCCTTCGACGAAGGCCGCGTGCTGATGGGCAAGCAGAAGGACCCGGGCAGCAACGACTATGTCGGCATCCGCCCGTCCATCTGGCTCGGCCCGTTGGGCATCGGTGGCGACGCCCGCGTGGTCAACGACAGCCAGTACGACCCGGACTCGGCCAACAAGCTGCAGCGCCCGAACAAGGTGCGGGGCCTGTTCACCACCGTGGTCGACACGCCGCGCCTCGCTGGCACCGCCTGGTACCTGCTGGCCGACCCGGCGCAGGAGCCGGTGTTCGAAGTCGGCTTCCTGGACGGCAACCAGCTGCCGACCATCGTCGCGGAGGATTCCTTCCGCTCCAACGGCCGCGCCTGGCGCGTGTCGCACGACTACGGCACCGCTGCCGTGGGCTGGCGCGGCGCGCTCAAGAACGCCGGCGCGTAAGCCGCCGCCCCGCCCGGTACGCCGGGCGGGGCACTCCGCCGAACCGATCCACCGCATCGACCCACCGCACAGCCTTTCGGAGAGACCACCATGGCTCGCAACTATGTCAACCCCGGTGAGCACATCACCTTCACCGCCGCCGCGGATGTCGCATCCGGCGCCGGCCTCGCCATCGGCAGCATGCTGGCCGTGGCACTCGGCGCCGTCGCCACGGGCGCGGAAGGCACCGCCGCCATCGAGGGCGTGTGGGAGCTGCCCAAGCTCGGCACCGCCGTGATCGCCGCGGGTGCCCCGCTGATCTGGGACGTGTCCGCCGGCCAGTTCATCGTTGCCAGCGCGGCCACCGGTGACCTGCTCACCTGCGCCGTGGCCGTGGAGGCCGCCGGCAACGGCACCACCACCGTGCGCGCCAAGCTCACCCCGGGCGCCGGCTCGGTCAGCGCGTAAACCATGACCCTGGCCGCCGACCCGTTCGTTGACGCCCACGCGGACATGCTGTCCGCGCTGGGCGGCAACGTCGCCACCGCCGTGGTCACCCGCGGCAGCGTGGACTCCGACCCGTTGCAGGTCGTGGTCCATGACGGCGTGGCCCGGGTAGGCGAATACGGCCAGGTGGTCGGCCGCAACACGCGCGTCGACTTCCTGCGCAGTGCATTCCAGCCGGTGCGCGGCGACCTGGTGAGCCTCAACGGCGGCCCGTTGCGCAAGGTGGATGCCATCGAAGTGGACGACGGCTTCGTCGTACAGGTGGTGCTCCATGGCTGAGTCCCGCTGCTGGGCCATCATCACCGCGCTCGCCGCGCAGCTGGCCACCATCACGGTGGCCAACGGCTACAACACGGACGTGGGCAACAACGTGTGGACCACCGACGGCCAGCGCCCCAGCGAGGATGCGCTGGGCCTGATGATCTACAGCGAGTCCATCATCGGCGGCGGCCTCGACCGCGAACGCCCCGGCAAGCCGGTGCGCGATTTCAGCATGCTGGTGGAAGCTGCCATCGGCACCGACCTCGACGATGCGCAGCAGCAGATCCACGCCATCATCGAAGACATCGAGGTCTGCCTGCAGGCCTACGCCAAGACGCAGAACCTGCGGCCTGAACTGAACCAGGTCACGCCCATGGCCGTGGCCGACATCGCCAT